TCCTGAGAATGTGTCCAGACCTTTAATGTATCGGTTTCGATATTACTCATGCCGGTAAGTGTACCACCGGAAGAGACTACTCCCCCAGAAACAACTTTCATAACACCAGGAGTAGCACCAAGTTTCGGCAATTTCAGAAAGGAATCAATACGTACTGTATCAGTATATAAATGCAAGGCATAAGTTGATATTGGAAATATTAAGAAAATAAATATTATAAACCGTTTCATCATTCTGCCTTTCCTAATGGAATCTCATATATTGCGCCGGTCTTCATTTTAATGAATATCTGTTCTGGATTTGCCGTTAATTTATAAATCTGGTCATAACTCGTATTAACTGCTGGTGCATCATCTTTTGAAATAAGCCTTAAAATACCATCATGTAAACTTAATACATGAGCATCTATATGTTCATCAATAGCTCCGGCAGGCTCAAAATCATTTTCCGTATGAGTTGAAGCCGTACCTAATCCATGTACTGCCGTACCATGTGCCGCAATATGTTCATCAAGGTTTTCCTGTACCGTTTCCGTCGAAGTTCCCGAATCTGTTTCAATCGTTAAAATTTTATCTCTTAATTCAGAAAACCATGATTGCCATACGCGATGAAATATTGATCCCTTTTCTATCGGTGGTGTTCTTATCGGTGCTGATGATAGATTTTTCATATTATTTATGGATGTTTAACACAAATTCTCCAATATGTACCATCGTAAACAAAACCATATACATACCCGGCGTAAGTATATATACCACTGGCTTCTCCAACACAAAAAAATGCAGCAGTATTCGGTGGAACCGAACCTGTATTATGATTAAAAACCAATCCAGTGGAAGCCGCTTGTAAATAAACAATACTTCCAGCAGTCCAACCGGTAGTCGTCATATAATCTATTTGTGTTGTACCAGTAATAATAAAATAATTTGCATCACTTAAAGTAATTGTTCCGGCACTAGCGATATTTTCTCCCATTGTCTGAAATAAACGACCAGAACCACCTGCCGTACTCCAAGACACAATTTCTATAAAATTCGTGCCATCATATTTAAGAAGCATTACCGTTTCGGTATCAGTGGTTTTATCTGCCTCTGCTTTCAATAATACGGCAACATTTGTTTCGGATGGTGCATAATTATGTTTTATCGTAACAGCATCATCAAATTCCAATAATGCAATACCTCCAACAATCCAACCAAGATTAGATATTAAATTTACCGTAGTTGTTCCGGTAATAGTATTTATACTTCCTTGACCAAGACTGAGATTATTTGCAGAAGCAATATCGCCAGAATCTTTTAATCCAAATCGTTCATTAAAATTAACTGTAATTTTCGGGTTTGTAGGATCAGTGAAATTTACGATTTCATTACGTCCATATTTAATATTCGTGCATGTTCCTTTTTCTTCAATAGCATGTATATTACCCGTTGAAGAAGAGGCATAAATATGATTACCGTCAATCACTGCACTACTAACGTTTTTAAGTGTAATACCATTATGATTTGTTCCTGCCGTTAAATCCGTCATGCGTATTATGTTGTCGGAAATATCATATTGACATGCAATAACAGTATCAGGATCACCGAAATATATTCCCGATTCTTCAGTATTCGGATAACATTTATTCCGGGCAATATGAACTTCTCCCGTTGCCGTATAAATTAATATACAAGCTGGATTACTCGTCCCACCTAAATCTGTTCTAGAAAGATCAATAAAATTATCATAAATATTAATTCTGTCGATAATATGTGACGAAGCCGTAGCGCCTAATCCCGCAATAATACAACCAATAAGAGTATTTCCAATAATATCAACATCAGTGCAGATTAAATTAGCTCCCGGAACAAGATCAATTCCCCCACCCATTGTTTCGGCGGTTGTTGCCGATATATTATTATTTAAAATCCTTACTTTTTCTGCTTCTTGAATGAAAATTTTATTCGCAGAAAGCATATTATTTTCAATAGTAAAATTTATGCAAGTACTGCGAATGCCATAATCATAAAAATCATCTATTTTACAATTCCTGATATATCCTCCGTTACAATCAAGGAATATTCCTGTTCCAGCGGAATTTTCAGCTTTATTTCCATTCATGGCAATATTTTCAATCCTGATATTAGTCAATGCAGTCGCCGGAGTATGACCTATAATACCGTCAGATGTAGCGGAATCTGCAAATGTAAATAATGATTTTTCACCTGATCCTTTTATGTACATATTACTTTTTGCAGTAATTACATATCCTGTATCTGATCCAACAAGATAAGATTCTTCCGTTGATGGAATTAAAAGTGTTCCGCCTCCATCCGGTATGGCATTACCTGCATTAGATACTGCTATGGTATCATCCGTAGTACCATCAGCAACCGCGCCAAACCATTGAGGTCGTACCGTAATTCCTGTATTAAATATTGGTTCATCATCTATATCAATATCAAAATGTTGTGAATTGTCATTTTCTTCTATGATAGGTTGTATAACAGGATTTAATGAAGTCCATAAAAGAACGGCATTTTGATTAAATCGCAATGGAACAGTTAAAGATGGATCGGATGACCATAAATAAGTTCCTGCATTGATTAATAATTGTTTATTATTAGTATCGGCATAGGCATTGGCAGTTACAAAAAATGGAGAATCATCAGTAGTACCATTACCGGTTGCCCCGAATGCATATACATTTATATCATCATCAAATATTCGTAACCAACGGCCTTCTGACGGTGCGGTATCCGGCAGGATAATTGCCCCACCATCATCCGTACCGGAACTTGTACTATCCCAATAAAAATATCCACCACCACCATCATTTGCCGCATAATATCCTTCTATAAAAACAATATCGGTTATTCCTTCGTCAAGTGCCTTTAAATCATCTATTGTTTCAACAATAGAAATAGTTCCTTCGCCAACACCGGCACCGGTTACATTATCAATAATATCACCTATTTGTGTCCCTTCGGAATCGGTAAGTACAAATTTATATGCACCGGATGAAAGCCACATTGCTCCACCGGGAATACGTCCACCCGCATCCAATACTATCGGTTGTGCAAATTTTGTAGTTCCGGTAGAATAATAATAAACATCTTTATCGGTATCAACCATTCCTGCGGCATAGTGATAGAGTAATCCACCCGCCAGAGGATCGCCGTTGTCGTCAAGAAATTGCGGAAAAATATACGGTACTATATTCCAAGTTAATGTTGCCATGTAATACTCCTTTTTTATGGTTTTGCTGATCCACTCGTTTTCTTTTTTAATTCTCCTATAGTATTTGCCGCAAAGGTATTTCCTTCTGGTGTAGTAAAAAGATGAATTCCCGGTTTCCCTACTATACCGGATTCCTGATAACCATTATATTTTAATCCTGAATTCTCTGCTAACGATTTCGCGTTTTTATAAGTAATTTCACCTGTTTTATTTTTTAATAAATCTCCAAGCCGAATAGGTTTCGTCGCAGCAGATTCAATGGCTTGACCTGCGGATATTAAAGCCGATGAGCCACGGCCACCGGATAATATTTTTTTTCCAGCTACTACCAAGCCGCCAGCAACAGGAATAGTCGCGCCGGGTATAATTTTCCCTTCTTTTTCAAGCAATGTAACTCCGATCAAACTTGCCCAATCACTTAATCCTATTTTATCTTTATTGCCGATTCTTTTTGCTGCCTGTTGAGCCATTGTTTTAACATTAATAATATCACGTATTTCTGAATTGATTTCTTTCAATCCCGGCACTTGTTCATTTAATCCATCCATTAAACGGAAATATAGATTTTCTCCCATATTTTGTTTCAGTGGATCGGCCTGCACGTTATATGCGCCTTTTTTAAATAACCCCATACCTTCCTTAAGCGCCTGTTTGATTTCCGGTATTTTAATTATCGGTTGAATACCGGCTAATCCTTTTTGCTCAAGTGTTTTATGGATATTATCAACAACCTGTTGTGCCCGATTTTCATCCCCCCACGTCCCGGCTACATTGCCATTTTTAACATCATCCATCAGGTTCATTGCATGTTCATCAATATTAAGGCTTGCAGTAGGGTTCTTTGCGGCTTCGGCAAGTATCTTCTGCTCCCCTGTCATCATCCGAGCATCAATAGCGTTCTGCGCATTGGGAACTATGCCTTTAAATCCTTTTGTGGTGGATTGCAATTTGTATTTCGCAACATCGTTGCCTATTTTCTGCGCTCCGGCCATAACATTCGGCGCGGCTTTTAATGCCAAAGCGTCTTTTATTTTTGAACCACTGATTATATTTGATATACCAACATTTTTAATTGCACCACCAGTACCAGCAACAATTTTTTCCGTGCCTTTAATTATTGCATTATATATTTTTTCCGCCGGTATTTTCCCGCCGCCTATTCCCATTGATAAAGCTCCAACAGTCGGAAAAAAATCCTTTAATGCAATTGCAGTATTAGGATGTGTCCGAATAAATTGAGAAAGGTTACCGCCTGTTTGTTCAAGTGGCCTATATAAATTACCCATCATCATTTTTCCATATTCTTCACCTGAAAAATTTTTTGCAATATCATTTAATCGTTGTGTGCCTTGTGGGAATAATCCGGCAATACCTGCAATCGGAGTAGCAACCGCAGTGCCTACTATTTGATTAAGTGCTCGTGCGCCCGCGCCTATAGCCTGACCCGGTGTAGTAGTGGGTGTCGCCAATTCTCCACCGGCTTTCTGCATACCACTTGTCCATGTTTTTGCCATTGCAGAAAAAGGATTGCCAAAAATCTTTTTCTGTTGAGAACGAAAAGGAATAATAACCTCATCATTTACACCAAATGGCGCAGGGGCAATTAAAGTATCATTATCATTCCAACCCATTATTTTTTCCTTTTTGTCGAACCATCAACATCAACATAAACCGTACCAGAAGGTATTGCATCATATTCTGCTTTTGATTTTGGTTGAATAATTGTATTGGCTGGACTATATTGTTGTGCCATATCTTCAATAGTTTGTGCCTGATTTGGATATTTTGCAAATAGTTCTTTTTTAGATGTTTTGACATTATTGAAAAAATTATTAAGAACACGGGAAGCATTACCTTGTTCTTTTTTTATTACATCAATCATCGAAGTTTTTTGTTCGGGCGAAAGTAAATTTTGTGGTTTTCCTAATTTTGATAATGCAGAGGCGATATTTTGATTAATTGCCCCATAAATACCATTAATATTTAATTTGCTTTGTATATCCTGTAAAGCATATCCATTAACTTCCGGTTGGTTCAAAAGATCAATGGCATTCTGTGCTATATCAAAAGTTGAGCGTGCCTTTCCTTCTTGCGTACCACGTTTATAGATCGGCATCTCCTGAGTAATATATTTCGATAATTTTTCTTCTTCTCCATCCATCTGTTCATTTGATAATTGTTTCTGTTTTAATTTATTTTCTAGTATTTTCCCTTCAATTTCTAATGGTGCTTTTTCTGCCGCTACTCCTGCCGCTTGTGCTTTAAATGCCGCTTCGGCCTTTTCTTTTTCTGTAAAAGCAATATCTTTGGCCGCTCGAATTTTACCGATTGTAATATCTTTTAAATCCGGCATGATTTCTGGTGGGATACCCATTCCACGGGCAATTGACAGCGCATCTGAATAATCTTGTTCAAAGGTTTTGCTGTCCATAGAAACATTGCTCATTAAATTACCGAACGTCACCGCTTGGTCGTATCCGAGTTTAAAGATATCTGCCTGATTATCTTGTAACCATTTGCGCACCGCACCTTGTTTCGTCTCAAGCTCCACCGGCTGCGCCGCGATTTCTCCCTGTGTTTTTTGCAGATTCGCCTTCCCCTGTTGCAGTTCAAGGTTTGTTTTCTGCGCCGCCTGTGCCGTTGCAATAGGGAAGGTTTCAATCGCAATCCTATTCATCTGCCGTTTATCCATCAGGTCAGCCAAAGTCATAGCCTGCCCGAATTTCTGCATTAGTGGGTCGGGTTGCGTTGCCTGTAATGGAAGATTTGTATCGAGTTGCATAATTAGAACCCCCAATAATTATCATTTGCTGGTTGCTTATATTGATTTATTAATTGACTCAAAGTAAGATAATCACCTATGCCGCCAATACCACTTTGAATAGCATTTCCGACACCTATTGTCCCGGCGGCTTGTGCATTTGCACGTTGCCCTAGAATATCCGCGACCTGACCACCGGCATTGCTGGCGATATTGGAAAGCATATTCGCCGAAGTTACTCCGACATTCGCCATTCCTGCCTGTCGTCCATACCGTGCATTCTGTTCAACTGCACCACGGTTGTATTGGTCAACGAAATTCTGATAATTAAAATTTCTATCATTGGAATATCGCCCGTAAGCATTACCATATTCATTAGACGCAAATCCCTGCCCATATCTTGCCAAGGCTTTCATTGTAGCACCGCCTAGACCTTTGCCTTGCGCTGCTGCGCTACCTTGTATTGCATTAGTACCTTGATTTAAGCGAAATTGATAACCCGGTTCCGTTTGAAAATTAAATGGTTGTTGTTGGAAAGTTTGCGGTGCCATATTATAAGTACCAGCCGCCACTTGCTGGTTTAGCGTCCGTAAATTCTGCGTACCAATATCATAATATGGCTGTTGATACCCTGCGGCTTGATCGGCATATTGTTTAACCGTATCGATTCCTTGTCGCGCAGCTTCGGCCTGAGTTTTTGCGGCTGATGCGGAAGAAAAACCACCAACAATACCCTTAATTAATCCCATTCCTCCAAGTGCAGCCATTAAAGACATAACTACCCCCTGTTAATTTTCAATTTCTATATCTGCAAAAGCATCTACAATTACACATTTTACTGGATCGGTCATTGATATTTGAAAAATTCTATCTCTTGAAGTTCCTAATCTATCCCAACGAGGACGTATTTTATATTCTCCTGTTTTCCCTATTCGTGCTGTTTTATATCCTGTCCAGATATGGCCGCCATTATCAGACATCCGTAACATTATTTGAGGATCATATCCCTGATTTGGTTTATAAAGTATTAATGTCGCCATAGATTATTCAATAACTACAGTTGATAATGATATTATTACCCAATTACTAACACCATCACTTTGTAAAGTTCTTTTCTGGTTACATTGTGCACTGGTATCTATTTTATATAAATTTTCCGGATCTCCCCATCTATTTTCAATGGTATCTAATCCATCTGGAGTAATTACAAAATGGAAAGAACCATTACCTCCGGTTACGGAAAATATTAATATTCTTCCCGCAAGGGCGTTTGCGGCAGGTAAGGTTATTGCTAAATCTTCTGTTAATCCGCTATCATCAAAACAAACCGTATAATCCTGATCGCAAATAGGGTATGCACTTGTGATAGGCCCAGGTACTATTGGAAGTACTATATAACCGGTACTTATTAAATAATTTGTTGCAACTTTACTAACTGATAAATTTCCAATGCATATTGGATTATTGTCAATAGTAACAATACTTATAGTGCTATTTGATGTGATTATTAAAGTATTGTTTCCGTGACCCCCCATAGAAATAGAACTTTGATCATTAATATTAATTCCAGTAAAACCGGTTATTAAATTAGTGACACTTGCCGGTTTATCTTTAGCCAACCATTTTGTGACATTTCCATCGGCATCCTTGCCGCCCCACATTTTGAAATTAAGGTCGGAATCTTCGACTGTTTCTACTCCTATTTGTTTTGTCAATAAATTCGTAAGTGCGGAAAGTGCAATTTGATAAATCCGTTTATAACTCAATGCCATAAACCCCCCTTTAATTTATTTTTTGTATAATATTTAAATCAGTTGTTGTATCTGCATATTCATCTTCACCGGTATCTATTGTATCTTGTATCTCATAATCATCTGTCGGAATAAGTTCAACGCTTTTTGTTACCGTTCCTGATCCGGTAAAACCATCTTTTAATCCATTATAAGTAAGTGTTTCGCCGACAAGATAAGTCCCGAATATCGGGAAATGATGTAATGGATTAAATGTATTTGATTGTGTTACCCCATCATTAAAATCCCAAAACCATCCTGACACAAATCCCGTTGATATATCGGTAAATTGACAATTCAATGAATTATTAATCTGTACTGCCGTAAAATCAATAGTTTCCGTTTTAGTTAATTGTGGAAATGTTCCAATGCCTTTATCCATATCTATTTCGAGATTATTGAAAGTAATGCGTTTATTTTCTTTTGCAAGATGTGGAAAGGTGAATATTCTTTTTATCGGTATATCATTATCGGTATAAATATTAAGGTTGAGTTCAAAAATATTCCCATTATTGAAATTTCCTATCAGATTTTTACCATTGAAATAAGCATGTGCAATAAGATTATGTCCGCCATTTAATCCGGAAAGGACATTAAATAATGCCCGTTCATGCCATAATCCGATTGTTATATCATAACAAAATGTACGATTTCCTTTTGGAAAATTCAGATAATAAAAAAAATGGCCTTCATCTTGGTAGCAAAATCCTATTGCATCTGTAATATCTTTCATTTGACTTATGGAATATTCAACGGCATGAGTAGAAATCCTTTGCGGTTGATATGCGTTCGCCATCCATACTATTCCATGTCCCTGTGCTCCTGCGCCAAGCCAGAATATCGCGTCAGGATTTGAAGCAACGGAATATTTAGCTGAAATTCCTATATAATCACAACTACCTTGATTGATTCTGGAAAATGGATCATCAACATTGCCCGTTGCGCCCCATACTTCGACTGATTTTTGCCCGAATATCCAGATTTCATTATGTATTTTACCAATAGTTAGAATATTATCGGCAGAACCTTCCGCATAATAATAATCAGACGCATCCCATATTAATCCATTTTGATATGCCGAATAATAGAATTGATTTGTACCGGACATATTCTGTATAAAATAACCATCCTTATTTATAACATTCGATCCACGACGATAATCAATAGAATTTATTTTTACTAAAATATTTGTAGCAAAAGTAAAAATAAAACCATCTACGCCATCAACAAGTATCATCTGAAATTCATTTTCAGCGAAACTTACCATTCCAGAAATTGAATTTATTGAACCACGATTTATTTTTTCTTTTTTTGCAGTGATTTCCCAAAGGGTTTTATCTATTATAATAAATAACCGGTCTTTTGCCGTCGAAATCATACCCCTGAAATTACGTCCGGGTATGGTCAAATAAAGTCTTGTGCCGGGTGTGCCGATCAGTGAATATTGATTTTTGCCTGAATTAGAATTTTTCTCTAAATACAGGTTGATACATTCCATCGTTTCGGATTCAATGGAACGTCCCTTACCTATTTCACCCATTATATTAAGTCTCATATATTTTTATCCGGCATTAATATCAAAACCAAAAGCCCCGCCGTGATTTCCTAATTCATGTTCTAATATCGGCGTTGTCATATTTGCACGTTTAATTGCTGCTTTAGTATCTACTGCTGTTTTAAATGTTTCCGATGAAATTGATTTTCCATAACCCGGAGCGAGTAAAACTGCAAGATTATTAATTATTGCTAATTCATAGCCTTCCGGTAATAATAATTTCTGAGTTAGAATTGTCAACTGTGTAAATGGTATTTTATGTGTGATATTGATTTTATATGTTGCATCAGGAACAGGCCATAGAAAAATATGACCGAGAAGATATGAGGGATTATACATTAATTGTGTCGGGAGTCCGGTTATTGTTTTATTTATAATCCCCTGATATTCCGCATTATTTATAATGGCGATTGATGAATCGACATCATCATTCTTGATAAATGCGTTTTCTATACATATCGGACGACTGGTAATAAAATTTCCAGCCGTTGCGGTTAATCCTATCGTATAATCAAATATCCCTATAGTTAAATCAAATAAATCATTTATTAAACAATGACTCATAAGACCGTCTAATGTCCAATAATCAAGCATCTGATTAAGTTTTTTTTTGGCATCAGCAGCATCTTCTGCGGATGGTGTGTCACCAGCCGCTATGACCCGGATTTCAAGTAAAGCCTGTTTTATCAGATCAAGTGTTGTCGTTGCCATTATGATCCTTTCGGCCTTCCGGGTTTCTTTTTTTCAGGCATTGGATATGGGATTTCAGGTATATTTTTTTCGTCTATCAGATTTGGTTTAGGTTGCGATATGATCGTTACTGGTTCAACTGTGGTAGCAATTACCGGAGTAATTATCGGTTGCTGTATTACCACCGGAGCCGCGACCGTTTCCGTCTTTATGGTTTTGTTTCCATAAAACCATTGCGGATATTTTTTTCTGATTTCTATTTCTTCGGTCTCATTTTTAAAGACCATAAATAAACCATTGGTAAATTCATACCTTTTCGGATAAGTAATTTCCATATCATTCCTTTCTTTCTATAGATGATTTTATATCCTGTTCGTGTATTAATTTCGGAGATAAATCACAGTGCATATAAATAGGGATATTTGCTTTACTACACCTTATACAAAAGCCAAGATCCTCTGAAAATTCGTGCGCCGTATCAACGTTGTCAAGCACACCACGGAAAAACCACGGATATTCTATTTTACTAAAAACTTCTGCGCGTACAAGCAAAAAGCCGCCACCAATCCATTCAACCTTGACAATCCCTCTTTGCGTTCTTTCAACATACGAATTGATAAATCCTGGAAGACCTAAATGAAAATTCCCTCCGCAATAATACTTTACACGATCTACCCGCTCTTTTCGGTAAGGAATAGCTCCCCCGACAATTAATTTGTCAGCATCAACCAATGCCTTTATATTGTCAAAAACAAACCCCTGATCTGAATCAACAAAAAGGCAATAATCACAGTCGCTAATTACCTGTTTTTTTTGTTTTGATTCGCTGATACCTTCATTCCGCGCCATAGAGATGTACGGGTTTGTCATTTTAATAATCTGTATAGCGTAGTTACCAACATCAACTTGCCCTAAATCTTCAAGTGATTTACGGAGGCATTTTTGAGCCGCGTATTCAAATGACGGCCAACACGGAATAATGAGTTTGATTTTTATCACTTATTATTTTCTTTCAACAAAAGGTTCTACCACCGCGTCCGTATCGGTTTTTGGCGCTTCTGGCGCTTTCTTGTTTTGTTCTTCCATTTTCAGTACATAATTTTTCATGCCTTGCACTTCGTTAAGTGCTCCGGTCAATTCGCAAATTCTCCGCTCAAGAAGTTGTAACGAAATTCTTTCCATAAGTTTCCTTTCGATAACAAGGGAAGGAGCTTTCGCTCCTTCCCTATTAGTTTGTTGTTTACGCGCCAACGGTAGTCAGCATGATATAGTATGCTGTTCCGGCAATATCACAACGTAGCGCATGTGTCGCCACGGTCGCGGTATTTGCCTGAAATATCTTGCCGCTCGCAACGGAAACGCCATCGAGTTTGAACAAATATCCCGATGTATCAAACGTCGCCTTATCAGTACCGGAAACCGCCATATACATAAAAGCAGTTCTCGCGCCAAGCCCAGCCCCAGACGGGACGATAATTTCCATTTCATTTGGTGCATAGGTTCCGTAACCAGTAGTTCCTGCACCCATAGTCATTTCAAAACAATGTGACGATCCAAGGCCAGTAGTTGCACCAGCTGTCCCATATGTCACGCTTGTTTTAGCAGCATTTGACCACGCACCAGCAACCGCGTTAATATTAAGATGAATTCTAACGCGCCCCCCAACCTGACCTGTTCCGGTCATTGTAGCGCCGATATAAACAGGTTCCCAACTAGTACTAGCATTTGTTGAGGCGCAAGTGGTATAATGTGCTAGCGCCTTCTCTCCATTGTAAGTCAACGATGTCGCTGTCGTTGCCGTAGCTGGATTAGTCAAGAGATAACCGTCCGGTGATCCTATTGTAAGTATTTCCTTTGCCATAATAAAATCCTTTCAAAAATGTTTAAGAAAGGGCGGATTTATCCGCCCGTTATTTGATTAAGCACCCGCGCCGATCATCCGGCAACTCCACTCTGGCGCTAATTCGGCAATGCCGAAAAAGACATCCATGCGTGAAATCATCTGCGGCGTTTTAATGTCATACTGTCTCAGGAAACGAATACTTATCCCTTCAGCCGATACGGTTTCCGCTATGACTCCTTCCGGCTTTTCAAGGTCGATAGTCGCAAGCGTAAAGGCGTCTTTGTGGAAAATAAGGTCATTGGAATAAGTATACGATGCGGTGCCGACATTAACAATCGCACCGCCAGGGAATGCCGAACAGTTCTGATACGCGCCACTGGTGATCGGGCCCGGAGAAACGTACAACGTGCAGGCACCACCGGAACACGTCGCGGCGGCGGTAACACGGAATTGCTTGAGATAACTGAGTGTCTGTTTCGTTTCGGGATTCACCTCATAGCAATCGGCGACCGTGATAATATCGCCTTCTGTCCAAGTGGCAGCAGTATCAGCGGCAGTAACCACCAATGCAGCAATACCGGCACTTACAACAGGAGCGGCAGCGGCAACCGGAGAGGTATCATCACGACTTCCGCAAGTATGTGCAGTCAAAACCTGGCTCATAAAAAAATCAACTCCAAGAGCCGAAGTTATCTGCCCTTTTTCAAACATTGAGGAAATCATCCCGGTAGGATTATGTTGTCCGGCAAGTGCGCCGACGAGTGACGCAGAAGTAGCGGGGCAGATTATACCGGTAAGATTTCCGTCAAGCGGAGCGTTCCCCTCGTAGACTTTACGGGTGCAATCAAGAACAATAGCCGAGGTGTTCGGTTGTGTTCCTGCTGTACCGGCAATTTTCGGCGTATGATTCTTTATAAATGCACCGCAAATTTTGTCAACTTCCGCAGCAAGTCTACGTGCCGGAGGAATCACATAACGTTGTCTGTAATCATCAATTGTCGTTACCTGTTCCTCGTCTGTAAACGCCAGATCAATACCCTTTACGGTATCAATCGTCAGCGGTACGGTTTTTTCAGTCACATCCTGCACACCAATCGGCCAACCGGTTCTTACGGTAAATTGATTCGGCTTGCGAATTTGAAGTGTTGGGCCTATTTTTTGACCATCATATCCGCCCTGTTTCCATCGAGCATCATACGATCTGTTCATGCTTTTAGCAATTTTAAGGCTACTAAGCATTTCGGCAAGAAATTGCCGAGTATATTCTAAATGAGTTATAAGAGAGTTTGCCATAATAAATTCCTTTGTTGTTAAGTTTTAATTCCTGCTTTTCGCAGACGTTCTTCTTTGTCCCGTTTAAACCATTCATCATTACTGAGTTTATTCGGGTCTATTATTATACTTCCTCCGCCTCCACCGATAGGTTTTAATGGCGCCGGTGCTGCGGTTGGTTTAGGTTTCGGGGTAGTTTTTGCCGCCATTATTTTCGCTTCTATCTGGCCTATGACGCGGATTTGGTCAACCGGATTTGTCTTTTGTAACAGTTGTGCCGCTTCCTGCGGATTTTTTGCCAGATAATAGTGTAATTCCGCCCCTAATTCACTTGTGGCAATAGCATCACCTGCCGCTCGCGGGATGATAATATCTTCACCGTCCGCAATAACTTCATCATAATCAGGATGTTCTACTCTTGCCATCGCTTTTCTTTGTGTCCATGTAGCCTGCATCGCGGTTTGTTGTACTTGTCGTGATTGTTCATCACGGTCTGCCGCGATTTTATTTAATCTATAATCCTGCCGTGCTTCCAGATACGCAAGATCTGAATCAAAATTCTCACGAACCGGTTCATCGGTTTGCTGTTGCGGTTGGCGTTGTTCAATAAGTCGCCGTGTCGCTTCGAGTTCACCTTTAAGTTGGTACTTTTCAGCCGTGAGTTTATCTATACGTTTCTGGACGCGATTTTGATGAATTTCTTTTTCCTTTTCTATTTTCTGTTCCGGTGTTTCCTGCACTCCTCCCGCTGCTGAATCTATTGCGGCTTTTTCTGCCGCAAGTTGTTCCGGTATTTTTTGTGTATTTGCCGCTTCTTTTGCCGCATCACTTAATGTCACATCGGCTTTTGTTTCATCTTTTTTTACTTCAAGATTTAATGCTACTTGTTCCGGCATGGATTCCTCCACGTTATTTGTTCCCCGCAGGCTGTGCGGGTGCAGGACTTGCGCCTTTTTCCAAAGTGTCAACTTTGAAGCGGATATGTTCAACGGTTGCTAAAAGATTCGCCATAATCTGCGGTTCAACCGTGATTTTCGCTTTTTCAATGGCTGTTTGAGATTTAATATCTTCTGTAATGATTTTTGTCTGTCTGTCGGCATCTTTATCCTTCAATTGCAGCTGTAATTGACCAATAATCTGCTTTAACTGTTCATTTTCACCGCCTGCCGTCTGTAATTGCTGTTGGACATTCTGCAAATCAGCAACTATGGCTTGTATATCTGCTTCGGTTGGCGATCCATCGGCATTTTCTTTTGGCGGGATAAGACCGGGATATTTAGCATTCAAAAAAACACGTATTCTTTCGGCAAGTTTTTGAGCACCTTCAATATCAAGATTCTGAGCGATATAATCAGCTCCAAGTTCGCCAAAAATTGGAGAAGATAGCGCGATTGCAGATAAATCCTGTACAATTTCCGTACGTTTTGTAATGTAATCCGCCCCGACATCTACTACCATGTCATATTTTGCCGCATCAACGAAATAATCATCCGTGATTTGCACCGTTTTTTCCTGCATATCATCGCCAAGTATGCGAATCATCCGCGCAGTATCATAAATTTTCGGCAATAGATCAATTAAAATTCGTCCGAGATATGTAGTTGCCAATGTTGCACTATCAATAAAATGATAATTAGAGATTGTACCTTGACTTTTGCGTATACCTATGGCACGACCACTTGATTCATTAGACGGTGCTCCGAGAGTTGCCGGATATATTCCCGTTGCAGCCATGAGATCATCGGTAGATTCACGGATTGCATTGACAATGCCGGTATCTATTCCAATGCTTGTCGTTCGTTGTGGAGGAGGAGCGAGTTGACCTCCGATAGTAACGGGATTATAAGTCAAATACGAATAATTTTTATTATTGCAATCTTTCCATTCTGGATGACCTTCCAATTGTCCTTCAGCAACCATATATGGGACTTTAGGGGCAAGTCCTATCATTTCGGTCTCCCATGATTTCCAGGTATTAATCATTCTCTGAGGGTCTTTGGCGTTTCGCGTTAATGATTTAATTATCAGTTTCCCATCAATATTTATTTCTTTACCAAGTATAGGGATGATTGGTATATATTTTGAAGGCCATTCTCTGCTGTCAAGTATTCCTGTTCCGCAGAGTTTATGCCACATTATTTTTCGTGATCTGACTTCACGTTGATTTACAATAATGATACCGGCTGGAATTAATGTTTCTTTATCATAGACAACGGTTTTATCGGAAAGCAGATAAGCGGTTTTCGGTTCTCCATAAACTACTTCAAAATATTCGCAGATATAAATATTCTTATCTGATTGCCATATTGTTCTATCGCCTATTCCATTTTCTTCAAAACTGGAAATTGCAATATCAGGATAATCATTTTCAAATCGTTTTTTGCTTATCTGTTCCCGGATAAAAGCATAAGGGGCATCCGAATAATCCGGTTCATTGATAAGATCAACCGGAAAATAAACCGATAATGGATTTTTGATGCGTTTTACTTTAATTTCCTGTTCAAAGGCTTCATCATCAACATATTCAGTTAAAACCCTGAAAAATCCACGGCTTCCCTGCACTGCATAATCAAAGGCTTCGTCTATAGCGTGATTAGTATTAGAATTGTTGACAATATGTCGTATAATACCATTTGTAATTTCAGCTTTATCAGGATCAGTATCACTATCAAATGGTCGCACTTTGATACTGGCGCGGTTTTGCCGGTGTTCATTGCATACTTGACTTAATTGTAAAGATAGACGGTCTATAGTGAGACACGGACGGCCTTTTCGTTTTGTAAGTAAATCTTCCGTCCAATGTTTGCCATTGGCAAATTCAATATCATCAATTGCATCAATCCGTATATCATTTTCGGCTTCGATACAATGTTTTAAATTTTCATTAGCACGGAGAAAGATTTCTTTCTGTTCTTCCGTCTGATCTAATCTCTTTTTTACTTTCTTATCTTTTTTATTCATAAATTAGACGGCAGGGAAACCATACGGCTTTAGCCGTGGTGGAGGAACTGCCGCCCCTCTCTTAAAATAAGTGTTGATTTTCTCAAACATTTGATATATATTATGGGTATGAAGCTGACGTTGCAAATTAAACTTCTTCCTGATGATATTCAGGCGCAATCCCTGCTTGATACTATTAAGAAGGCAAACGCAGCCTGCAATACGATTTCTGAAATAGCTTGGAAGGAGAAAACCTTTAATCAATTTCGCTTGCATAATCTGGTTTACCGTAGTACAAAAGACGGCTCTGGACTTACCGCGCAAGTGGTGGTGCGATGTATTTCCAAAGTTTCCGATTCGTATAAACTTGATAAAAAAGTCAAAAGAGTTTTTAAGCCGCTTGGTGCAATAACTTATGACACCAGGATTCTTTCCTACAAAGAAAATACCGTCTCCATCTGGACGGTAAATGGCAGGCTTAAAATTCCGCTTGTCTGTTACCGTCCCGATTGGCTTCCATTCGTTAAGGGTGAGGCTGACCTTATTACTCGCCGGGGCAAGTTTTTTCTTTTGCAAACCGTGGAAATACCAGAAGAAGGAGTTAAAGACGTTGAAGAATTTCTTGGTTGCGACTTCGGGCTGATTAACATCGCAACGCTTTCTGACGGTGAAATAATGTCCGGCAAGCCACTTGAAACATATAGGGAAAAACGCCAGAAGATTCGCTCGTCTATCCAATCTAAAGGCACACGCGGTTCTAAAAAACTGCTGAAACGGCTTTCGGGAAAAGAGAAACGAACGGCTTCCATCGCGAACCATACCATAGCAAAGAGGATAGTTGCGAAGGCTTTGAGGCAGAGAAAGGGAATAGCCCTTGAAAATCTCAAAGGCATCCGCAAGTCTGCCAACAAAAAAGGAAGGAAATTTCGTTCTCGCGTTGGCAAATGGAATTTTGCAGACCTTCGGACTAAGATTGAGTATAAGGCTAAAATGGCCGGAGTCTCTGTGGCCCTGGTCGATCCTGCCTATACCAGTCAAACGTGTTCTCAATGCCATAAAATTGGTTCTCGAAATGGCGAATCTTTTAAGTGTCCGCATTGTGGCTTTGAAGCGCATGCGGACGTTAATGCTGCTAAGAATATCGGAGGCGCAGTAAATCGCCTTGAAAAATCGGTTAAAGGGCATTTGGCTCCTAATCAGGTTTAAAGCCCCGCGACTTTAGTCGCAGGGGATATTTACAAATATCTTTGAAATGGGCAAAGAAAAAGGGCGAATCGGATAATCGGCTCCGATTCGCCCTTAAACTTTATAACCCGCAGGGAGCTACCCCGCGAGTCGCCCATAATTTTTAATTATTCTTCATTTATAACAGATTCCTTTTCAAAATTTTCATTAACAAAAACCAATCCGCCGATGGAACTATATAAAAAACCGCCGGGTATACGAATTGCCATAACAGCGGGGGTTTTAGCATCAATATCTTTAACAAATTCCATATCACCGATGTTCATTTTCTTAAAATTATCGAGATTCATGTCGCCATCCATTGTAAAGAATTTGATCCTTGATATGAATTTTCATATTGCTGTTGTTCTTTTCTCATCGGATCGCGCCAAGGACAATCAACTATACCTGCCCGACCGATCCGGTAAGAGTCTGAAAAATCCTTATATATTTCATCTTCGACCTCTTTTCCTTCGACGCAACGATGATTCAATAAACTTTGTATCAAATTTCGGCAATTACCGTTTACAAATATGCTGGGTTCGTTCGCATCGCATATCGGCATGAATTTATTATATTGCATTTCGTCAACTATCACCATGCGAATACTGGACAATAATTTTTCCGCAGGCATATCGCAGACTATTCCGCCGTTTTCCGGTTTTGCCCATTCCTGCACTAATCCTTGTGTGCTAGTAGACCAATTTGCGGCACCCGCAGCTTTGGCATACCGTGTATCAACAAATCGTTTCCTGATTTTTATCCCGTATTCGGCAGTTCCGTCTTTTGTATAGATTATTTTCGCTAAATCTTTAAGGCTGCCATTATAATATAATTTCTTCCGTAAATCAGAATAATATCCACCTAAATCTTCATGTCGCGGCCATTCGTCATAAATGTATTTATAAAAATCCCCCGGCCATTGTCGAGTTTTCACGCTTGAGCCACAAGAACCCTCAAATTTCGGGAACACCGCCCACCACAATATCGCCGGATAATATGCACTATGAGGATCAATGCTCATAAAGAAATTTGCTTTATCCTTCAAAGTATTCAATTTCCATTCCCTGACATGCACGGCCTTGTCAAATGGTTGCCATATCCGGCTTCCGGTTAACAAGGCCTTGCCCATCCAGATATGTTCCCAAAGATCTAAATCGCGTAACCGGTCTGCTTTCTGTTCAATGTCAAGGACTTTAGGAAAATATGGATTATCAGGAAAATTTACCAGTCGGGTAATGCAATTATCCGGCGGATCAGCTACAAATCTCTTATAAGTCGGATCTTCGATATATCGCGTATTAAAACTAATCAAAATTTCACTTTTCTCATTCCTGATTGTCGGAATTAATTTTTGCCAGGTTTCTTCACTGACATTCTCCGCCTCCTCCACCCAGCAAATATCACAATCCTCAAGCGATTTTATATTATGTACATTCCGGAATAATCCAGCAAATATCGCCTCACTCCCATTCCCGCGACACCGTATTGACGTATCGGTAATCACAAACGCATCACGCAAACCCATCGCCTCAATCTGATTGCCGATTAATCGGTGAACGCTTTCCTTTATGCTGCTCTGTATTTCTCTTGCACACACCACCCGTATCCGGCCCTGTAGCATCCGGATCACAATATATTGCGCTATACCCCAAGATTTCGCACCGCCCCGCCCCCCATACAAAACCTTGTATCGACTCTCGCGAAATAATACATCCGCTACCATCTCCGGAATACTCACCTTTAACACATCAGAGACCACAGGAATGACTTTCTCAGGCAAGGTCTCTAATACGTTATTTTCCATAATTACCCTTTCGAAACAATACGTGTACCTCCCCTATATTATAGGGGGAGGGGGTCGAGGCATTTGATGGTTGCCCCTGCATGGCATGGGTG